GCATCATAGCCGCTTCACACGCCTTTTTCGATGCTGATTTCGCAGGCTTCAAAAAGGGCTTTGCGGGTTGTCCGTGCCGTCCGTATTCCAGGATATTGGCGATTTTTGCGTTGCTGTCGCCATCGGAACGAGGTTCTGCAAAGCCAATCTTGATGTTATAGTTGCCGTCTCTGTCTACCTTGGGCGGTGTCATACCGAGGGAGCGTTCAAGCTCACCCGTGGAACGAGATGCGACCTTTGTGTTCTTGCCTACGACAGCGGCGAGGTTACTTTTAACTTTTGCAAGGACTACCTCGCCACCTGCTTCAAGCACACGCTCGGCAATTTCGTCTGTCTTTTCACCGAGGGTGGAGAGTCGTTTGAGGAATTCCTCCGGCATTTGGATTTGTGCTTTAGCCATTGGTAGCCACCACCTTTTTTGCTAAAACTTCTATATACATACCTCGACCTTTAACGTCCTCAACGGATATGATGTCGAATTTTTCACCACCTGAGTAGAGGATGTAGTCGGGGGTTATCGTGATACCGGGGATGATGCGAAATCGAAATAAATCGGTAGCCTCGGAGAAAGAGGCAAGGTTAGCCCAACGCTGTGAGCCGTGCCGTCCTTCACGATATGCTCGTACCGAAGCTACGCCCTCGTATACGGAGGTTGCGAAGCCTTCAGCATCTTTGACCTTGCGGAATATTCCGATTTCTATAAATGCATTCATTTTTCCAAAGCTCATACTCACACCTTCCAATCTCGATCAAGACGGAGAAGCAGATTGACCGTGTTCCATACTTGCGTTGCTGCTTGCGGGTTATCCGCAAAGAAACCGCCTGTACTTCCGTCACGTGACTCATAGAAATGAGAGGCAAGCATAATCACAGCTTGTTCGGTCGTGGCGGGCATAGCGGTTTCATTGTAAGTTCCGGCTTTGATGTGCTGATAGCTTTCTGCATACGCTACGGCGGCGGTGATGTAGCTTTGCAAAAGAGCATCGTCAGCCGAGTGTTCCAGAATAAGGTTCTGTTTAACCTTAAGAAGCAAATCTTCCATCACCGTCACCTCCCATTAGGTTAGGTAGCAGAGCCGCCCTGCTGAAGCACCTTGATCGCCTCGGGAAGGATGAGCTTACCATCGACGCGCTTGGTAGCGATGAAGCCGACCTGACCCGTCTCTGCGTAACGCTCGTTGAGGCGCTTGAAGGATACACCCTGGCGGTCACCAATCCAGTAGTAAGAGAAGTCACCGAAGGCGATGGACTTTGCACCTGCACCGAGAGTGGGAGCATAGGGCGAAGTGAAGATACGCTTGCCGAGGATGGTGTCAAACTCACCATCACGGAGAGCGGGCTGCCAGAGATACTGACCGTTCTTGTCCTTGAGCTTGCGGATAGCCTTGATGGTGCTATCGTTAAGCACCCAAATTGCCTTCTTACGATAGGGCGACTTGAGGGAGTAGAAGAGGTCGATGAGTTCATCCGCAGTAATGTCGGTAGCGGATGCTGCGGTTACGCCGACTTCAGCACCGCCGACATCTGCGAGAATACCCGTAGGCTTTCCGGTACCATTGCCGGAGATGAACGCAGCTTCCTCGGCGTTACCGATACGGCGGGCAAACTCGGAGGTGAAATAGCCCTCAAGGTCGAAGGCGGAGTCGTTGAGAAGCTCCTCGGAAACCTTGATAAGGGTTGCCACCTTGTGTGCGCCGATGAGCTGCTGACCGAATGCATCATCGCTCTCGGGAATCAGTCCCTCCTCGTCAACCCAAGCGGCAGTACCACGGGTGGATACGATGGGGATTTTGTGTGCGCCACTCGCTGTAGTGAATACGTGAGCGTGCTTACGGATGACGTTCTCCTCCTCAAGAGAAGTGATCAGTCTCTTCTCAAAGGTATCGGGAACGAGGTAACCGCCCTCGCTGTCGGTGCCTACCTGGAGAGCATTGCGGATTTCGTAAGAGTCACGCTTTCTTGCGTGGTTCCAGAATGCATCCTTGTAAGCATCGGAAGCTCTGCCGATTTTGGTGTCAGCCTTGGGAGCTTCGGGCTTTGCGGTGAGGGGAGTGCTTGTTGCACGGGACATTTCCTTGTCCATAGCCTCAAGTCTCTCCATACGAGAGATTTCCTTGCCGAGATCGGTAATCTCGCTTTCCATACGAGAATAAGTAGCGTCATCCTCGGCAGAGAGAACGCCCTTGTCGGTTCTGTGGGAGTCAAGGAATGCCTTGGCTGCCTCCCACGCGGTTGCACGCTTGGTGCGAAGTTCGTTAATAGTCATAACATTTTCCTCCTTGTTAATGTTTCAAAAGATTGAGTCGGTCGTAAAGGTCATCAACCTTTCGACCCGTGGGCTTTGGTTCTTTAGGCTGAATTTTTGCAGCCTCGGCTATCATTTTGTGGCGCATCTTGTTCATAAGAGCAACCTCGACAGCCTTGCGAGAGAACATCATAGATGCCTTGGGAGCAACGTCTGTGTTCTCGGTAGGTATGGTTTCTTCGGGAGTTACGGTGATGTCCTCGACTTGAGCCGGGGCTTCTCGTGTGAGAATGCCGTCGATAAATCCAAGCTCAAGTGCCTTGTTAGCATCCATCCAGGTCTCTGCATCCATAAGGTGTGCGAGCTTTGCACGAGAGAGTCCGGTCTTGATTTCGTAGGCGTTGAGGATTGACTCCTTTACGCTTCCGAGCATCTCGATAGCCTTTTCCATCTCGTCTTTATCGCCCATCGCAACCGTCATCGGATTGTGGATCATAAGCATACCAACGGGGGACATAAGGACTTCTGTACCAGCCATAGCAATAACGGAAGCAGCCGAAGCCGCGATGCCGTCAATTTTGACCGTAACAGAACCTTTGTAATCCATCAGCATATTGTAGATTTGAGCCGCCGCAACGCAATCGCCACCGGGGCTATTAATCCAAATGGTGATGTCACCACTACCGGATTCAAGCTCCTCGCGGAAAAGCTGTGGAGTGACGTCATCGTCAAACCAACTTTCCTCGGCGATGGTGCCGTTGAGGTGCAGAGTTCTCATTGCCGGAGTTGTCTCCGTCTTCTCCTGATTCGTCCAATTCCAAAACTTCTTCATCGGGTGTTTCCTCCTTTCCGTTATCGTTGGGTGTTATATTTGCAAAAGCTCCCGCATTACGCATAGGGAGCATATTGCCGTTAATAAGGTAAAGGTCGCCGCCTTCTTCCGTGGGGATGCGGTCGAGGTTTTCAAGCTCTCGGATATCGTTGGCGGACATCCAACCGTTCTGGCGACCGATTGCGTAGCCGTTCATACGGCTTTGATAGTCGCCTCGTAAAAGCCCCTCAAGGTTGAATTTCACATAATACGATTTTTTCTCCTCGGGGGTCAGAAGAGAACGCATAATGGATTGCTCCCAACGGATCACCCAGGGGTCAAGCGTGTATTTGACAAATTCGAGGGACTGTTGTTCAATGTTTGAAAAGCTCGACTTCTCAAGGTCGCCCACCATATGGGGAGGCACACGGAAAATACGAGCGATTTCATTGATTTGAAATTTGCGGGTTTCAAGGAATTGTGCTTGTTCCGGTGAAATGGAAATCGGCGTATACTTCATTCCTTCTTCCAAAACTGCCACCTTGCCGGAGTTGGACGAACCACCGAACTGGCTTTGCCAGGCTTCACGCACACGGCTTGGGTCTTTTATAGTACCGGGATGTTCGAGAACACCGGAGGGAGCAGCACCATTGGCAAAGAACTTGGCACCGAATTCCTCACAAGCAATAGCCATACCGATAGCGTTTTTAGCCATCGCAATGGGCGAATAGCCGACCAAACCGTCAAAGCCAAGACCGGGGATGTGAAGCACATCGGACGGCTTCAGAATCACCGACGAGCCCTTCATTGTGGGAGCTTCATCGTTGGAGCGTTGGTACGTATAGTAAAGCTGGCCGTGTTCGTCTCGGTCAACGGTCATCTTGTTTGGCATAAGCGGATATAGAGCGATGACCTCGTTTTTACCGTTCCTTATGATTTGTGCGTAAGCGTTGCCCCAAAGCAAAAGGTGTGTCATCAGCGTTTCTCTGAAAACAAAACTTGACATTTCGGGGTTCGGCTCATCGTGGAGCAGTAAATACAGCGGATGGTTTACGGCTTTTTCCTTGCCACCCGATTCGGTATAGTGATAGAGATGAAGCGGAAGTCCGGCGACCGCTTCTGCAAGAATACGGACACACGAATAAACCGCTGTCATTTGCATAGCGGAGCGCTCGTTGACGGGCTTGCCAGATGTTGAGCCGCCCATATAGAAGGTATAGGCGCTTCCGGCTGTACTGTTGGTAGGCTTATCCCGTGAACGGAATAGTCCTGAAAATAATCCCATATTGATTTACCTCCTTGGAGTAGTGTTTGGATTTTAGAAATTTATCAAAAGCACTTGACAATGCATCCAATTGGGTGTATAATAATCAAAAACATCCAAATGGCTGTAAATTCACGAAAGGTGCTTTGATATGAAAGAATTTAAATTTGATGGTTTTCAGATAATACACCCAACAACGTGCGGTATCCTTAAAGAGAGACGCATATTTTTAGGTATGACGCAGAAGCAGGTAGCAGAGAAGGCGGGTATTCCAATCCAAAGCTATCAGCGTTTTGAAAGCGGAGAGCGTAATATTATGACGGCATCGTTTCAAATGGCGTGTCGCGTGATTGAGGTGCTTGAATTGGATATATCCGCATTCTACCACAACGAGTATGTGCTGGGTGAGCCTACATACGATTCGCCCGAAGGCTTGCGTTTCAAGAAAACGGGCAAGCTGATCAACGAGGATATCGTTGATGATTCAGATAAATAAAAGCCCGCGTTCATCATAAACGCTGGCGCTGGTATCGTTGCCACAACGAATTGCTCGGTCGAGCGCCATAATCGCGGCAACTGCACCGTCAATCTTTTCTGTGGATTTTTCCTTGTCGGGTTTGATATTGCCCGCAGGGTCGGTACGAATAAAAATGTTATCCATCATCCAATGGAGAACGGGATGCCCTCCGTGAGCAATCTTCTGCTCAAGCACGAGCTTCATCAGTTCCTTGGTCGGTGGGGACATATCTTTGAAGCCCTGTCCAAAGGGGACAACGGTAAATCCCATACCTTCAAGGTTCTGCACCATTTGAACAGCCCCCCAACGGTCAAAGGCAATCTCACGAATATTGAAACGCTCACCGAGTCGTTCTATGAATTTCTCAATGTAGCCGTAATGAACAACATTGCCTTCGGTGGTCTGTAGGAAGCCTTGACGCTCCCATATGTCATACGGCACGTGGTCGCGCCGAACACGAAGTTCAAGGCAATCTTCGGGAATCCAGAAGTATGGAAGAATGACATATTTATCGTCCTCGTCCCCAGGCGGGAATACCAGGACGAATGCCGTAATATCCGTAGTGGAGGAGAGGTCGAGTCCGCCATAGCAAACACGACCTTCCAGATCGTCTTCATTTGTTGCGAAGGCGCACCTGTCCCACTTATCCATAGGCATCCAACGGATGGCTTGCTTTACCCATTGATTTAAGCGGAGCTGTCGGAAGGCGTTTTCTTCTGCCGGGTTCTGCATTGCAGATTCGCAAGCGGCGCGGACTTTATCGATACCAACGGTAATACCGAGGGAGGGATTGGCTTTCTTCCATACCTTGGGGTCCGTCCAATCGTCCCCTTCATCTGCCCCATAGATAACGGGGTAGAAGGTAGGGTCGATTTTTCTGCCTTCCAGGATGTCTTTTGCCTTTTGATGGGTTTCGTAGCAAATAGATTTTGTGTCCGTTCCCGCCGTGGTGATAAGGAAGTACAGCGGTTGCATTCGTGCGTCACCCGAACCCTTTGTCATAACGTCAAAGAGTTTTCTGTTCGGCTGCGTATGAAGCTCATCAAAAACAACGCCGTGGATATTAAAGCCGTGCTTGGAATAAGCCTCGGCAGAGAGAACTTGGTAGAAGCTGTTGGTCGGTATATATTGGATACGCTTTGCCGCCGTTAATATCTTGACCCTCTTTGCGAGAGCAGGGCACATACGCACCATGTCTGCCGCCACTTCAAAAACGATAGAGGCTTGTTGACGATCTGCAGCACAGCCGTAAACCTCGGCTCTTTCCTCGTAGTCCCCACAAGTGAGGAGAAGGGCGACCGCTGCCGCAAGCTCCGATTTGCCCATTTTCTTTGGGATTTCGATGTAGGCAGTATTAAATTGCCGATAGCCGTTTGGCTTTAGGATTCCGAAGAGGTCCCGTATAATCTGTTCTTGCCAATCAAGTAGCTCAAAGCGTTTACCCGCCCATGTGCCTTTGGTATGGCAGAGCTGTTCAATAAAATTTACGGCGTGGTCGGCAGCCACCGCATTATAGCGAGAGTCTTTTGCCTTGAACTTTGTTGGCTTGTATTTTTTACGTGTTGCGATGGCATTGCCTCCTTTCTATTGGCAGTAAAAAAGGATAACGCCCGAAGGCGCTACCCTAAAATGTATGGTTGATGCTTATTCCGCTTCACCAGTTAAAATGAAGTGAACATATTCTTTGCGGTGTTCTTCCAGGAAGATAACCAACTCGAAGTATTCCATTTCGTAGGCAAGGCGCAGAACCATATTTGTGTCAAACATATTCGTCAGCCCCGTGGCACGGATTGCGAGGATTTGTTCTTTCACCTTATTTGTCATCGTCAATCCTCCTACAAGCATCCTCACCGTAAATAACACCAAGGCTTGAGCCGATATCCCAACGCACATGAATTGTGCCTGTATCATCAACGTGCTTCACGGTGCCTTTGCAACCGGGAACCAAGTCTGTGCGGTATGGGTCGCTCATTCGTACAAGTTCAACACGTGCACCATTCGGAAACCTCTCCCTTAAGACTTCCAATGTGGCTTTGCTTATTCCGAACATCACTCGTTTTCCTCCTTTGCGTTTTTAAATGCGGATGAACCTTCAAGGTTTCGGAGCAGAATTTTTCGCTCCGTCTTGTATTCGTTGCCGATGAAGCCGAGACGAAGGAGGAAGCATCGGAATGCGTGCTTCTCGTTGTCGGTCTCTTTTTCCTTTGCGGTGACACGCTTTTGGTTCCGCGCCATCTCGCAGAGCTTGCAAATAAAAGTATCATAGGCTTTCAGCTCGTCTGGGGTAGGCTGTCCCTTGAACCAGGGGAATGAAACCTTGGTGTCGGTGATCTCAAGCGGAAGGCTGTCCGTTCCCAGGGCTTTCTTGATAAGGTGTCCCTTGGCTGCGATAAG